CCCAGATACTTTTCTCGCACCAACAATGACTAGCACAAGATTAACATATTTAGGCTTAGGACTAGCATGCACGGTTTCGTCAATACATCTATCGATTGTTTTATACGAGAAGTTTCACTTCTGGACATCTATCCTTAATTGGACTGGATTTTCTAGAGTGGAATGGAACGCACCAAAAGCGAGTATTTGGCATTACCTGCGACAACGGTTTTACACATTAAAAGATAACGTCTATATTTTACGTACAGGAAGATTATTGGATGCTCCAGATCATGAATTTGAAATTTATGATGATGAAGAAGAGCAAGTAACTAGCGAAACGGGAGTAACCGGGACGACTAAATCATTTGGTCGCCATCAAACCAGCCGGTTTATTCGCGAAGTTGCTGCTGCCGTAAAGGCTAAGTTTGGAACACCAAAGCGTAATGAAGCTAATCGCATGGCGATACGCGATTATGCAGTTAGGGTGATGAAGGAGGTGGGACATAGGACCACTCACATTATCAGGGACGTCCCGTTGGTGGAGCGGTTGGCTTTTCAGCCGACCATGGAGGAGTTGGAGCAGGCTCGATTGGAATCACATCCAATGAGTGAGTTGGCCCGTGAGCAGTATGCTTACAGGACCAGCAGCTCCAGCGTTTAGGTATGCCCGGCATATCTTGCTGGGGTGGAAACCTACACTAAAGTCGATCGATCTTTGGTTTCCGCCGTCACGACCAGTAAGAGTGTGTTGGGCAAAGCAAAATCTCGTCACGTGGCAGCAATGATCAACGATACTAATGGTGTTGATTATCGCGTGCACAATGGCAGCAAAAATAATTTGGAGAGAGGTATAGTGGAAAGAGTTTTCTATGTCCAGCAAGATGGAGGATTTAGGAGACCCCCAGCTGCTGTACCTCTAGCGTATCAACAGAAACTATCTGAGTTTAAGAAATTACTCTGTAAACTTTCAGTACGGACCACCCCTTATATTGACGAGGAATTCCTCGCTACTTATAGGGGTCGCAAGCTGGCTGTTTATAGTAAAGCTATCACCAGTCTTAAGAGCAGACCTGTGTGTGTGAAGGATAGTTATGTTTCTACGTTTGTCAAGGCTGAAAAAGTTAATTTTTCATCAAAATCTGACCCCGCGCCAAGGGTTATTCAGCCGAGAAATCCACGTTACAATGTTGTTGTTGGAAAATACATTAAAAAGATTGAACATCAAATCTATTCTAATGTAGCTAAGGTTTTTGGGGCCCCTACAATAGTGAAGGGAATGAATGCAAGTGAGCAAGGTGAAGTGATCGCGAGGAAATGGTCGAAGTTTGTTGATCCAGTTGGTGTAGGTCTAGATGCGTCTAGGTTTGACCAACATACTGGAGTGCAAGCCCTAGAGTGGGAGCATTCCATTTATCAAAGTTTTTATCCTCGAGATAAACGTTTAAAGAAGTACTTAAGTTGGCAATTACAGAATAAAGGATATGGTAATACACCAGATGGCTTTATCAAATACGTAGTCGACGGTTGTCGTATGTCCGGTGATATGAATACTGGGCTTGGCAACTGCGTTATTATGTGCGGTTTGATTTGGTCATACATGAGAGAGGTGTTTCCACATTCCTACGAATTGGTTAACAACGGTGATGATTGTACTTTAATCTTTGAACGTAAACACTTATCCCTCATCCAAAGTTTACCCGAGTGGTTCCTTCAAATGGGTTATACCATGAAGGTTGAACCTCCAGTGTTTATTTTGGAGCAGATTGAGTTTTGTCAGACTCATCCTGTGTTCACCGGCATCAATCACGTTATGGTTCGCGATCCGCGCACTTGTCTAACGAAAGATCTGATCACGCTTAAGAACGTGTCAGTGCCAGGCAGTTGGAAATTCCAAATGCAGGCAATAGCTGACTGTGGCTTGGCGGCCTATGGTAATATGCCAATACTAAACGAGTTTTATAAAAGTTTAGATGTTGGGCATCGTCATCGTAAAGCTGGTTATGATCGTGAAGGTGGGTTGGAGTGGTTGTCACTTGGAATGAATGTTGGTTATTCAACACCAAGTGCAACGTGTCGTTACTCATTCTTCAAAGCGTTTGACATTACACCTGATGAGCAGTGTGCCATTGAACGTTATTACACTAGTAGGAAAACACTTAAGTTTAATCCTGGCCCGGTCGATTTGTATAACAGATCACCGGAACTATATATCGCATCCCCGATTTACTTAAGGTAGCTTTAGCAGAATATCCCATCTGCTCATTTTACTTAACATTCGTAATTGTAATTATTATTACTTTCGTCTTAGATAAATATATTCTACACCAACCATGGCTATGGTACCATTTGCACAATTCGGTGCACAAGCCGGCAAATATGTCATTCAGCAGGCGGCGATGGCGCTGGCACAAAAAGCTGCTTCCGAAATACAAGAACATGCAACCGTCGAAAATCTTGGGAAGGCTCTCAAGAAGCTTGCCCCAGGTAAGAAAAATAAAACGGTTAGGGCAGCAGCTAAAAGAATCATTTACAATCAGGCAGGTATGGCAGTTAATGCACCTGCGGCCAAATCTTATGCTGTTCGTCGTACTGCTCCTCGGTTTCGCTCAACCGCTGGTAGGTACATTGTATCTAACCGTGAATTCGTGAGTGAGATCAAGGGTAATGCTACTTTTGAGGTTAATCAGTTTACTATTCAACCAGGTTTTGGTCAAACATTTCCATGGTTGTCTCAGATTTCAAATACTCATCAAAAGTATCGTTTCACGTCTATGAAATTTACTTATGTACCATTAATTGGTACTGATCAACCAGGACGTGTTACTTTAGTCTATGCAGTCGATCCTCTTGACCCAACTCCTATTTCAAAACAAGAATTATTCCAATACCCAACTTCAAACGAAACAAGTGTTTGGACTTCAAACGATATCGTTATTCAGGCTCAGCCAAATCCTTTGTTCACACGTGCGTCATACGTAGATAATACGGATCTAAAGACGTACGATTTTGGACAATTATTTGTTGGCGTGTCCAATACATCAATCACCACAGTTATTGGTGAGTTGTTTGTAGAATATACGATTGAATTAATTACACCCAAACCTAGTCACTGCCCTGCATCTACATTATATATTACAGGCACAGATTTGAACGTACACAGACAATTTGAAGGTCCCGATCCAAATAACACTAAATACAAAGTTTACTTTCCCGGAGGTACTTGGTATGGTGCTGTCGACCAGGCGCAAGATGAAGATGCAATATTCTTCGAAACCACTGGAACATTTATTGTTTCGCAAACGATCAATGCACCCAGTGGAACGATTGGAAACGTCCCTGCTGTTACAGAAAGTACGGGAACCATCTTGCACACAACGGCGTCAAAGGACGCGAATGGTTCGGACTCAATTATTGTCGTGTCTATCACTGAACCGTATCAAACGGTTACATTCACTTCGCCAGGCACTTGGGCTGGAATCACATCTTTTGAGTATCATGTTGCAATATATACCCCTGATACCACTACCATGATCGGGAAGGAAGCTTAATTTCCTATCCCTTACTATATGTATAAATGTAAATTGTAGAGTATAACTCCGTCATTAGAGGAGGATAAACCAAAGAACATTGGGTGTGGGAACCCATTTTGAAAACAACAAATTACTGGCTTAACCCAGGATAAAAATTAAACAGATAACTGTTAGTTGTTAGTTGACGTCTTGCTAACGTCGTAGTTTGAGATACTCTCGGAATCCTAGGGAGTCTAATATTAGGAGCTCT